ATACGAAGTGGCAAGACGCGGAGCGAAGGCGGGACGTTGTCGTAAACAACTTCGTGAACACTGTAGCGCTGAATCGCAAACTTAGCGCCCAAGCCGCGGACGTCGCGAGGCGGCAACGGGAAGCGTGCGCGAATAAATTTGAATCTCACCACGGCGCGGGTGCTTCGCTTGCTCGAAGATATATTCTAGAGACTCCCCTCGTCACCGACTCGCCCCCAACCCGCACTGAGCAGAAGCGCCCTCCGCCCCCCGATGAGCTAGTCGGTGCGCTGCACGACAAGGTGCACGAGGAAGGCAAGCTAATTGCGGCGCATCCAATAAAGACTTCCGCGAAACCTATGGACGAGCATCTGATTAAAGCCCTCGCCGCAGACCTCGACGCGGCCAATGCGCGCATCGCGGAGCTGGAGAAAACCCAGCAGGTAGAATGCGTAAACCGTAGCAGTTGTGTTGATGAGATTGAGCGCCTCCGCGCCAAGTGCTCGCGGCAACGGCGAGAAATTCTAGCGCTCAATCGGAAGATTCTCGAGGTCCGCGGCGCTCAGGTTTGGTGGCTGAATCTTCCCGGATCTGAGAAAGCTGCTGGGGGCGCGTCTTACGTTTGGCTCCGCAAGCAATACAAGCACTATCAGGAACTCTCGCGCCAGCAGGCCGAAGAACTCTCCGCCCTGCGCGCCAAGGAAGCGCCGGAGAAGGCGTGGGAGCGAATGCGCAAGCTGACGATCGAAACACTCGACGGTCAAGGGCGGCATACGGCAGCGGCCGAACTCCGAGAATTCCGTCGATACGACTACCAACCCCCGCAGCCCGAGCCGTCGCGGTGCATATGCATCGGATCGATGCGTTCCCATTGCCCCGAGCATGGCGGCGGGAAGGAATCAAAGTGATATCTGCCGTTCTGATAGTCCGCGATGAGGCCGCCAATCTGCGTGCCTGCCTCGAATCGGTGAAGCCGCACGTTGACGAAATCGTGGTAGTCGATACCGGCTCAACCGATGATACCGTCGCTATTGCGAAGTCGCTAGCCGATCGCGTCGAGCATTTCGAGTGGTGCGACGACTTCGGCGCCGCGAGGAACTTCGCCTGGAAACTCGCGAAAGGCCCATGGGTCATCTGGCTCGATGGAGATGACGTACTCCAGGGCGGAGAACATCTTCGAGAGATTGCAAAACGCTACGACGCCATAAGGAACGGGCAGCCATGCATGGTCGCGCTGCCGTATGAGTACGCACATGACGAAAAAGGCAATTGCACGATCCTCCAAGTCCGCGAAAGGCTCGTCTGTCCTGTGGACGCTTACGAATGGCGTGATCCTATCCACGAATGCTTGCACCCATTGCGGCCGAATACTCTTATCGACAGAGCAGAGGCTCGTGCTTCAGTGCAACATCGCTCCAAACCAAGAATGGATGTTTCTCGTAACCTGCAGATCTTGCGGCGCTGGTATGATAGTTCGCCTGAGCCATCAACCCGAGCAATATACTACCTTGCTCGAGAATATCTCACTGTTGGGGATCTCGGACAGAGCGTCCACCTCTTCACGAAGTACATAGGCCGCTCGACGTGGGAAGATGAGCGCTTCTTCGCGTGCATCGAGCTCTCGAAAATCTACGAGAAGTGGCAAGACTATGACTCGGCGTTAAGCATCGCTTGGGATGCGCTCAAGTCTCGCGAAAACTGGTTCGATGCCTACTTCGCGATAGGCCGCTGCTATTACTGGCTTGCGCAACGCGGCGGACCAGAGGAACCGCGCAATTGGCAAAAGGCTCGGCATTGGCTGGAGCTCGGCCTTGGAATGCCATCGATGCAAACCATGCTCCCATTCAATCCGCAGGAGAGGGAACATGATATCTACAAGTGGCTCAATGTAGTCCAGGCGAAGCTTGGCAATGTCTCCGCGGCGATGATCTCTTGCGAAAACGGGCTAGGCGTCAAGGAGGATGCCGCGTTACGCAACAACCTGGAGGCCTACGCAGCGACGATGGCCCGCCGGCGCATCGAGGACAGCCTAGGCGACCTGAAGCTCGAGCCTGGCCAGACGAGGGCCATCTTAGGGCTTCTGGACGCCCCGCCAAGGCCTCCGAAGCTGCCGGAGGGGAAGTTCGACGTCGTGGTCTTCGTCGGGCCCTCCATGGAGCGCTGGACGCCCGCAACGGCGGCTCGCGACGGCATCGGGGGATCCGAGACGGCGGTCATAGAAATGACCAAGCGATGGGCTGCCGATGGGCACCGATGCCGGGTATACGGTGACTGCGATGGAATGGAGGGCTTCTACGATGGAGTCGAGTACCTGCACCACGAGCGATTCCCCGGGACTGAGTGCGACGTGCTGGTCGCCTCCCGCCGAGCCGATGCCGTGGAAGATGGCGTCTGCGAGGCGAAGCTGCGATTCGTCTGGATCCATGATGTGCATCTCGGGGATCTGGTCACGCATGCACGGGCGTTGCGCACGGATCGGTTTTTGGTTCTATCGCGGTGGCATCGCGAGAACGTATTGAAGGCACATCCGCAGATTCACCCGGACCAGGTCATTGTCACGCGCAACGGGATTGACCTGACTCGGTTCGCTCGGATGGATATCAAACGGGACCCGCACGTGGCTATCTATTCGTCGAGTCCAGACAGAGGGCTTCTCTCCTTGCTGCAGATGTGGCCGGAGATAAAGAAGCGTGTGCCAGACGCCTCGCTAAAGGTTTTCTATGGTTTCGAAAATTGGGAGAAGCTGGCAAGGGATAATCCTCAAGAAGGCGGCAAGATTGCCGAAATCAGGGGCATGCTGAGAGGCCTCGAGTCTGGCTATGACGTGGCATATATCGGTCGAGTGCCACAAGAAGAGCTCGCGCAGGAGATGCTCTCCGCCGGCGTCTGGCTCTATCCGACCTGGTTCCATGAAACGAGCTGCATCACGGCAATGGAAGCGCAGGCGGCAGGGCTACGCATTGTGACTAGCCCGATTGGAGCTCTTCCAGAAACGGCGCCACACGCGACCTTCATCGAGGGGGACTGGCTAAGCCGGGATTATCAGGACCACTTCACCTTCGAGGCTGTCAATGCAATGATACGGGATGACGATGACAGAAAAGTCAATCCGACCTGGTTCGACTGGGATATCATCGCGGCAGAATGGATCGACATGTTCACGAATATCGAAAGAGACATGATGCCGAAGTATCAGGGGTTCAAATGCGAATAACGAAGGGATTTGGCTTAGAAATAAGAACCTCCTGCTGTTTTCCAGGATGCAAGAAAACAGTGCTTGCGTTCGGCATTCCGGAAGTAGGCGTGTCCCCATTGGGTGGCCCGGTAGTGATTAGAGACGTTCATTTTCTAGATGACACATGGGGCGTCGTCGACGGGGCAGCCGTATGCATGGAGCACCATCCCAAGCTAATGGGACCTGACCAATGCGAATAGCCTTTATCTATGGGCAATTCTCGCTCGGTCCGCGCCCCATTGATTTCAAGAATATGTGGACCTCTCCGCGAGGCCTGACCGGCTCGGAGCTGTCCTGTATCATGCTGTGCAAAGCGATGCGCGAGCGGGGTCACGATGCGCAGCTCTACATGGGGAAGCTCCCGCCCGATGGCTCGAAGTGGGATGTCGCCTATTCCTGGCTTGAGCCTGATCAGCTGCGGACTGTGAAGGCGAAGCTTCGAATGGTTAACCAGCAGGTCAATGATTTCGCGTACTGCCAGCCAGGCTACGACAAATTCGTTGATATCTATACGAGCCCGAGCAAGACACATCGGGACTATCTGCTGAGCCTTTGCGATGAATGCTGCGACCCGCGGAAGTGGCGCATCCTGCCGAATGGCGTTGACCCGTCGCAATATGACGTCAGCAAGAAGGTCCCTGGTCGCGTCATCTACGCGAGCTCACCAGACCGAGGTCTGCATTTGCTCCTTGAGGCGTGGCCCGAGATAAAGCGCCGGGTGCCGCATGCGCATCTCCGGGTCTTCTACGAGATGAGCGAACACCTGAAGACGTTCGGTCATCAGGAGCTTTTCGTGCTCAATGATGGGCGTGGACAGCCTGTTGTGGAGCGAGGCCTGACAGAGATCGGCTATCGGATTCGCTACATCCAGCGGGCCCTCGAGCTCTACAAGCGATTCGACGTCGAGAATGTCGGCAGCGTTAGCCGCGAGAGAATGGCCGTCGAGATGAGCGAGGCTGAGGTTTTGGCGTATCCATGCGACACAATTCGCTTCACGGAAGGGTTTAGCGTGACTACAATGGAGGCATGTGCGGCCGGAGCTGTGCCAGTCATCCGCGGAGTGGACTCATTGTCGGAAATCTACGGCGACCTTCCGAGTTGCCTGGCCGATACCAATCAACGCAAGTTCATCTCGGCTGTATGCATGGCTCTGGACAATACAGAGGGCTTCGCTGATGACTGCCGATCGATTGGGTCTCGCATTGCCGGACAACATACCTGGCCAATCCTGGCGGAGAAGCTCGAGGAGATAATTCGTGAAGCCTCCGGTTCTGCTGATAACACCGCCTAGTCTCTTCCTGCTTGATGAGCGTGTGTTTATCTCGCTCGGCATCCTAAAAGTCGGCTCATCGCTCGAGGCCGCTGGGCATCAGGTCGAAATGCTCGACCTGAGCGGCATCGAGAACTTCGAGGAAGTTGCGAGCATTCAGGCATTCCTGACGCCAGCCACGCATGCATGCATCACCATCACGACGCCACAGCTCCCGGCTGCCGTCAAGATTGCCGCCGCCATCCGGGCCACGCGACCCGACGTCCGCATCGTCGCCGGCGGCCCGCACGTGACCCTCGTCCACTCGGCGGTCAAGCTCGAGCAGAAGGCAGGGCGCGTAGGACGGGCGCACAGGGCTTTTGACAAGCTCCGGCAGCTCTTCGACGTCCTGGTCTCGGGAGACGGCGAGGGGGCCATCCACGAGGCACTACGGCCCGGCGTGACGTTCGTCGACGCGGACGACCCGAAGGGCCTCCTGTTCCTGACCAACAAGACCTACGAGGCAAGCCCATGGCCGGCGAGACATCTGGTGGATGTGAAGAGCTACAAGTACGCGATCGAAGGGTTCCCGGCGACCAGCCTGATAGCGCAGCTTGGATGCCCGTTCGCGTGCGGGTTTTGTGGTGGTCGCAATTCAAACATGCTGCGCCGGATCCGCACCCGTTCCACGGAATCCATTGTGTCCGAAATGGAACATTTGTATTCGACCTACGGCTTTACCGGGTTCATGCTCTACGACGACGAATTGAACGTAAACAAGGGGCTCGTCGGGCTGATGCGTTCCATTGCGTCGCTTCAGAACCGCCTCGGGGTTGAATTCCGTCTGCGGGGATTCGTCAAATCTGAGCTCTTCAATGCCGAGCAGGCTGAAGCCATGTATGCCGCCGGCTTCCGCTGGGTGCTCTGTGGATTCGAGGCAGCCGCGCCGCGCATTCTAGAGAACATCAACAAGCGCGCCAAGCTCTCCGACAACGACTCCGTTATTGACGTGGCCCACCGGCATGGCCTGAAGGTCAAGGCCTTGATGAGTGTCGGGCACCCAGGCGAGGAGGAAGGCACGATTCTAGCCGTAAGGGATTGGCTAGTATCCCGGGCACCCGACGATTTCGATTGTACCACGATCACGACGTATCCGGGAACGCCCTATTACGATGAGGCCCTCCCGCATCCGGAACTAGCCGATGTCTGGACGTATATAGCGAAGAGCGGCGATCGCCTGCATTCGTACGACGTGGATTACACGGCCGTGGCAGATTACTATAAGGGCGACCCGGCCGGCGGCTATCGGAGCTACGTCTTCACCGACAAGCTCTCCAGCGAGGAGATTGTCCGGCTACGCGATCAGGTCGAAGAGGAGGCGCGAGCGGCGCTCAGCATCCCGTTCAATCCCGGGGCGCCTGGCGTCCGATTTGAGGCCTCGATGGGCCAGCTAGGCCGCCTGCCCGCCAACATCCTTCGCAGCTCGGGAGAACACAGCATGAGCCACGGCATGGTACGGAACGCGGGAACGCTCGATGTAGCCGAAGTCGGCGAGTAGTTCCTTCACCTTCTCGCCGAGCGTTCCGTCCTTGAAAAGATGGAGCTCAATAAGGAGCTTCGGCGAGAAGGCCAGAAGCAGATTCTCTGCACCCTTCAGGACTTCGACTTCCGCTCCCTCGACGTCGAGTTTCATCCAGTCGATTCGACGAGGCTGAGTACGCGAGAGCCAGTCATCTAGCCGCTCTACGCGGATGATATCTCCGCTCGGTTCGGGCTCGAGGGCATGAAACTCTTGCGTTGAGGCGTTGAGCCAGCCGGTCTTGTCGTAGCATCCGCAGTCGTAGATGCGACAGAAAGGCGACCAGTCATTCAGCTCGAGGCTTTCCGCGAATAGCTCGCGCTCAGTCTTCTCTCCTGGAGGCCCCTGCGGGGACCAGGCGAAGACTTGAGACGCGCCGGCTGCCAGGGCGGTCAGCGAATAGGAGCCGTATGCGGCGCCCACATCGAGTACGACGTCACCTGATTCAATCTTCCAATCACGATCGCGGACGTCGGATTCGTCGTCGAAAGAAAACCAGCTAGGATGCTGGAAGCCGGCGCGCTCGGTGCACGAGATATTGTATGGCGCACCTCGGAACGAGAGCTGCTTGATCATTTCTTATGGCCTTTGAACCACTCGACCTGTCGCAGCCGTTTCTCCGCCTTCGCCTTCGTTGTCGGCTTGCTTAGATTCTTGCCGGACTCGCTCTTTACCACGTAGCCTTTGCCCTGCTTCACTATCATGGCGATCAGTATTAGCACAGCGGGCCATTGGGGCCTAGCCCTTGGTCTTTACAGGAGGCGGCCGTAGGGTCACGCGCGCACTCAATATCTGGACATCCAGCCGTAAACGCTCCACCTTCGCCGCAAGCTCGATGACCTGAGCCTCTAGCCTGGCATAGTGCTCAACTAGCTCGGCGTTGGTGAGCTTCGGCATCTATCTAGTATGACCGATTCTCACTGAGCCGAGGTCCACGCCAAGGAAAAGCGAGAAGAGCCAGAAGATGATGGCCGCAATGATGATGATTCGTGCGATCCGGACGAACGTGGCATCGATGACCGGAAACTGGCCGATCAGCCAGACCACGAACCCTGCGAGCAGAATGATTCCGACGACGGTTAGTAGGCTCATGGGGGGCGTTTCCTTTGGCGATGCTCGGGGATGATGGGGGCAGGGTCCGGAGGCGTTGAGGACAGCTCCGGATGGGCGTAGCGGCGGAGCTCTCGGGTGGTCTCAGGATGCACCCTGGGCCCGAAGGCTTCCAAGGGAGAGGACGGTTCCAGGCCCTGGGCTCGCTCCTGCAGCATCCGAGCCTGCCTGGCATCTTCATGGTCCTGGCGACTTCCCTCTTCCACCATCAATCGAATATTTCGGGTGTCCTCCGGAGGAGGACCGGAATTCCGCCGGCGGAGGTCCCTATCGGCCAGCTCTTTCCAGGCTGCCTTCCATTGGTCCCGATCGGCCTCTACCCCTTTGATGCGATCCCGTACTAATACTCCAAAGACAGCGCCAATCCCCGCTATGACGGCCGTTACAATGACCGGATCGGCCATGGCTCATTCCTCGAGCGGCGGCATGCGCTCTGTGTCGCGCTCCTCGAGGCGCCTCACGCGCGTTTCTAGCCTGGTGACATGCCGAGCGAGCTCTTCCGTTTTCGAATCGACGTCAATGGTCTTGGTGATGCAGTCATGCGTTACCCGCATGAACTCATCGACGCGAGAAAGCATCACTTCGACTTCAGAGCACAGCTTATCGATCCGGCCTTCAATGCGAGAAATCGCTAAACCGGCCGCGTCAGAGTCGCTTAATTGCCCATTTGTTCCGATGGCCAATAGACCTCCGATGGACGATTCTGGGAATCCTACGCTGGATCGCTGCGTCAAGCCATGCTGCGGCAAAAACCAGCAGCACGGCCGGAATCACTGGATTGCCTTCCTAGGCAGGCGCTCCGGGAGCTTCCGATTCCAGGTAGCCGGGTCGCTAGGATCCGACGATGGCCTGTTGTCACAGTACGGCTCGCCATCGTTCGCGCATACGCCGTATTCGCAGCATGTGGGCGGATTGGTGTCGTAGCATTTCTGCCCATGTACACCGCAGGGATAATCAGTGCCAGGACCGGTTTTCGGGGTAGTCGCCGGGGTGCCTCCGCCAAACATGGCGCAGGAAGAAGCGAGCAGCAGCGTGAACAGAATTCCTAGGCTCCGCATTTGATTCTCCTGGCAGTCCGAGCGACGGGGAATGTCTTCCCTTTCAGCTTGTGCTGCGGGTAGTCCTTGCCAAAGACCTGGGATACTTGCCCATCCTTCTCGCGAATTTGGTAGCCCCCTGGGCGCGTCTCGAATGCCGTTTCCACGAGTCCCATATAATCGCGATTGCCGGTCGCGCTCGGGTCGAAGAATGCGTTTAGAATGAAGTTGCTTACCCAAACGCCATCAATAATCTCATAAGCGTCCGCCTCGACCGCATCGCAGGCCTCCTGGGCATAGCTGTATCCGTCCGGCGCCGGCCTATACAGGTCACAATCCGGGTCCCAGAGCATCTCCAGCATTTCGTGCGAAAGGGTCACTGCGACCGAGTTTGCGCCACGGAGCACGCTGCCTCCACTATCCAGCGTGTCGCGCACGAAGACACGCGCATAGGGGTCTCCCATCGGGGTCACGTCATGATAGCCGAGCGCGCCAGCGACGTCCGAATCGTCGAAGATGAATATCTTCTCCGTGCCAGGCATCACGTGGGCCTCATCCGCCGCGAAGGAGATCGCGGGAATATCGATGCCCCATGCCGGAGCGGCGTGTTCCCTGGCTTGTTTCGCGCAGGCGATTGTCATGCTGAGTTCATCGGAGACCGAGACTAGCTTGCTCGTATTGATGACCGCGATATGCCTCATTGGCAGGCCTCACTACACATTAGTTGCCTAGCGACGCAATCCGCAGTGGTGCCCTCGAGCTGCTTCAGGGCCTCTGTGCATCTAGCCGCGCAGAGTGCCACGGTCATTGCCGGCTTGGCGCACGCGGCTGTCGCGCAGGCAGAATCGCAATCCGATGTCGTCGGAACGCCGCTAGGCACCGGAGGAGGAGCCGGAGTCGGTGTTGGTGTGCAGTTGTTGACGCTGCCAGCGAACATTGCGACGATTAATATCTTCATGTGTGCTCAATTCGGGATGACAGTCCCCGCGTTTAGCCTGGAAATGAGGTTCGCGACCGCTGTCGCATTCGCGCCGACGACGTTGGCGGGGATTCGGACGTTGGCGTTTGCCTTGTCGGTGGCGATCATGCTCACCACTGCATTCGGGGCAATGTCGATCTTATGAAAGTTGCATCCGGGGATAACCTCACCCGCCACGCATCGCGCCTGCCAATCCACTGGGATTGCGACATGTACTCCGGGCCCTATGTGTATGCCAGAAACGGGCGCATCCACAGTCAGCCTATTGCAAATGTCCGCATCCGACTGAACGGAGCCTGTGGTAATTAGAATAGGCATCACTGCAATATCCCCGGATACATGCTGGCCGCCGCGGATGTCAATGCATTCCTTTCACCAGCGGTAGGAATGCCGCTAAAGATCAGAAGAACGACCCAATCCATGTTGGCTTGGAAAGCTCCGGTAGTTGCTGCGCCAAGGTTAATTCCGGCGGCAGAGTCGGAGTTGCCCAATATTCCGGTCACTGTCGTGGCGCCGAGCTTGAAGAAGTCCCCGGCTACGTTAGAGCATCCCACTTCCAGCTGGAAATATGAGCCTACAGTCGCGCCACCGTTGGACGGAGAAACGGCGCCGTTGGAAAAGTGCCAGTTCGGGGTTACCTCGCCGCCGGAGCCAATGACCATCGTTGAGCCGGCATTGCCAGTAGCCATCATCGCCCTGGTGACCACCCAGCTGACAACACTGGCCACTCCCCAGAAGTACGTTGGGGTAGTGCCGGGAGGCGGCAGGTCCAATGTGGTCTCGGTGATGACGTCGTTGCCCCCATCAAACCTGAACGCTGGATGGTTAATCGCAGGAATCAGAATCCGGGGCTGTAGTCCCGCTGAGGCCTGCGACGCGGCCTTCGCATTGACCTGATCGGTCCATGCCGATAGCGTCCCCTGGTATACGTTATCGTTGGTGTATGTGCCTGCCGGGAAGTTGATGGTAACTCCGGCGAGGGCCCCAATTGCGGCATACGTAGCTGCTGTGGGGACGTTCTGCTCAATCCACGTGGATGTCGTCCCATCATTGGCGGCTCCGTATCGGAATGTTGATGCCCCTAGAGCACCAGTGGTCTGAATCTCCATCCTGAAGGCGACATTGCCGCTAGCTGAACCGGTCAAGGTAACAGCCGGCGGAGTAGTCCCGCTAGCCAATGGGGTGCCGCCCATTGTGATGCCAAAATCCGATTGCCAGGCGCGTAGGCATGTCTGGCTAGAGACCAACGTCCAAAGCTGCGTTGGCCCAGAAGGAGGCGACGGAGGAATCCCGCTAGACGGTCCGCCTCTACCAAATGCATTGATTCGGCCGCGATTGTCTCTTGCTGTCCGTCGACGGCTCATACTGGCCCGATCGTTCCGTTCGGTTGAGGGCCGAGAAGCTGAAAACCGGCCTGCGCTCGCCCGCTCAGAACGCGCGACAGCTCGTCTGCCGACATCCGCGGCGGGGAATCCTTCGGGTCCTTCGCAACGAAAGAGAAGCCTTTGCTGAGCACAAGCCGCTCGAGTTCTGCTCGCTGCGAGTCCTCAATCTGAATGTCTGCCAGCTTGCCGTGTCTCGAACGGTATCGATAGGTAGCCATCATTCCGTCCTGTTCGTGATCCAGAGTCGAACCACGCCATTGAGGATGGTCTGGATCGAGAGATAGCGCCCGGCCGCCAGCTCATCAGTGTACGTCTTCGACGGCAGGAATGCGCATACGCCGGTAGCTCCTCCCGTGGCCACATTGCTAATGGTCGAACCCGTCGTACGATGCCACGCATACCAGATGTCCCCCGCGCTCTCAGAGATCATGCGGACGAATGTCTGTTGATAATACGCATCACCAAAGAAGCCTGTAGCCTGCAGATCGAATTGCTGGCTAGTTCCGGTGGTAACGACTAGCGCTACGATTTCACAATGCGGAAGCGGTTCTTTTCTAACAACCTGATTCGGCCCGGTAGCTACCGATGTAGCCGTGGATTCCCAGGTGTTTCGCGGTCCACGGAGGTCCGCTGCCATGTAGAGCTTTTCGTTGACTGACATCGGATCTCCTTAATGCATCATCTTGTCTAGGCTCGACTTCATTCCGTCGGCCAAGGGTCTCATTGCGGCAGATGACTTCTGCTCCTGTTGCTTCTCCGAGACGTTCCCCTGCTGCGCGGTCTGCGAGAGGCGAGCCATGAAGCCAGGATCCAGCGTAGGCTCGATGACTCCCGGCGAGTCGAAGAGCTCCGCCAGCGCAAGCCGCTTCTGGTAATTTGGCGGATTCGTGGCGCTGTGGACCGCCTCGAAGACTGCCAATTGCGCTCGTTGATAGAGCGCAGGATAGCAATTCTTGAGCGTCTCGATATGCTCGGGAGGAACGTTTCCTGTTTTGAGCTCATCGAAGACCATGGCCGGATTCTGCACTGCCTCATAGTATCGCAGGAAACGAGCCTTCTGAGCAGGGGCAACGCTCTGAATCTGATTCGGAGCAAGCGGATTGTTGCCGTAGACCGGAGCCGGAAGCTTCGAATTGAGGAATGCGGCAGCGCGCATTGCGCCTGTGATCATGCTGTCTCGGACCATTGAATGGTCGACATTTCCGACGGCATCTCCGACTTTGACCGATGTCCCGACGGGATCGGCCATTGCGGTCACGAGATTCTTCGCGATGCGGTCATACTTCTTCGTCTGGTCAACATTCGATGCTGCGTAGCGCTCGGCTGTCGTGCGGGCGTAACGGTTCGTACCGGATACCGTTGCGCGCGCTGCGCGAGTCGCTGTGCCCGTTCCTTCCACGAGCGCTTTGACGGAATTGTCGATCTTGGTGCCCCATTTGAGGCCGATTTCCCGGAGTGCGACGGCCTGTCGCATCAGCTTGGCCGGATTCATCAGGACATCAATGGCCATGCCAGCGACCGCACCAGGAGCATGGCCAAGGACGCCGCCAAGAAGAGCTCCGGTCGAGCCATGCGAGGAATGACCTGCCTTCTCCATCATCTCTTCAACAATGTTCGACTTGCCTACAACGTCATGAGCCTTGTCCAAGAGGGCCTGCGCGGCCTTCGTGGCCTCCTGAACCTTCATTAGCCCCTCGGCATGGCCACCAAGCCCATAGCCCTCCTGGATGGCCTCCACGAGCTCACGCCGTGCTGCGATGTTGTCGCGAAGAAGTTGGTCGATCGTCTGCGTTTGAACGGTCCCCACCTTGTCCACGAACCGAGAGACCTTGGCCGGGTCGACCTGATATCGAGGAACCCCGAAGTCGTCGCCGACCTTCTCAAGCAGATGCCCGGAAACGTAACGGTTCGAATCGAGCATGCGGGCATAGGCCTTATTTACCCGCGCCTGTGTCTCGCCGAATTTGCCCCAGACCGACGAATCCTCGAGATAGGTTCTCATTCCTTCAGAAACATCATTCGCGAAAGCAGCTCGAGCTCTTGCCTGAGCGATTCCCAGCTCTCCGCCGGCGGCTGAGCGAGCCACGGCCTCCGCCGAGACCTTGGCCTTCTGCATGGCAGCCTTGAATTCATCCAAGGCATGCACCGCGGAAGCCGGCTCCTTTGCGGCCCCGACCTTGTCGATCGCCTCTTCGAAGATATAGCGAAGATTCTCTGTGGCTTTCCCATCCCCCAGAATGGATCGGCCTCGTTCGGTCACATCATCGAGTTTGGCGAGGCCCTCAGCGAGCTGTTCGCCCTTTGCTTTCGCCGCCTGCATCATTGTTTCCGTGTCACCGGTGAGAAGCGGCTTGATGTTCTCAAGCTTCCTTCCTGTTGCACGTGAAACCTCATCCATAATCGGGCGAGATTCCGAATACATCGTGTCGAGCGCCTTCGTCATATCGCCCGAAACGGCCTCGAGGATGGGGCCTCGATTCGCCGCCATCTCGCGCGCCGAAATAGCCTCTTCCGTCCAACGCAATCCGCCGAACCTCTCGAGGTCCGCCTTAGGAATCCCGCTCGCGGCGCTCTGAACGGTCTCAATCTTGTCCCGGAGGCCCTCCATCGCGTCTTTGAAGTATTTCGCGAAGCCCTTCGGCGGCGTCGCTCCGGTCACATCGGCCGCCATCTGGTTGATGGCCTCTTCCGAGGCTCCAGCTGCCGCTGGGGCGCGCCCGAACACTTTCTCGGCCAGGATGCTCTTGGCTCCCGAAACGGCCGCCCTGGCGCCTTCCTGTGCCACGCCGAGGGCACCGCCGAAGACTGCGCCCATGCCGGCAGAGGCGAGCATGGCATCGGAGGTGAATTCATGGTCCTTGACCCAGGCCTCCTCAGCTCCTCCAACATAGCCCTGTGTGGCCCCTTCGGCCGCCAGCGAAGCGATGCGGGCTGTTTTCGAACCGGCCCCGAATAGCTCGGAACCCGAGAGAATCTTCCCTGCCGTACCCAGGCCCTTCAGGGCCGCCCCGCCAGCCACGAAACCGGCGATATTCGCGGCCATCTTGCCGCCAGGGGCTACCTCGGAGAATCGGCGCGCCTGCTCTGCCGCCGCGGCAGCCTCCTGCGGGCTTGCAACGACAGAGTCCAGCTTCTCGACTAGATTTTCGCCGGAGAGGGCCTCGAGCGGGTTCGAGATATTCTGGACTTCGGGGTTTATCTGCTCGGCGATCGCCTTGCCTCCGGCGCCGATGAAACGCGGCAGGCCGGTAACGGCGTCAACGACGCCCTTCACCGATTCGCGAGCGTAGAAGTCGGCTTTTGCGCCCGCCGAGGCGTCATCCCATTCGCGTTGAGCCTGCGCCTGCTCAAGATGCTGCGGCGTAGCCGGCGCGTAACCGGTACGCTCTGGATTTGAGAGAAGCTCAGCGACCTGAGCCGGCGGAACGGCCTCGATCTTTCCGGTAGCATCGACAAGATGCACATTGCCGGAGTCGTCTTGATAGACTGGTTGCCCGGTTGGAGCTCGAACCCAGCCAGCCATTACTTCTCTGGCCCTTCCTCTTCGGCTGAAGCGGCGCCTTGTACGGTACCGCGCTGCTGTTCGAGATATTTATCCGCTGTTACCAGGGCCTCGTGAAGCTTCTTGGCTGTCGCCTTGCGAACAGATTCAAGCGGCGATGTAAGCCCTTCTCGCAGAAGGTTCATCTCTCCCTCATTAACCGTGCCGTTGCTGCCAGCAACGACTTTCCCGACGATTGCATTAGCCTTTGCTTCCAAATCAATGCGCGCTTGAGTTCCTGCGCCATGCACCTTTGGGGCGATGAGCCCGCCCGCGTCTTCCTTCATGTATTGAACAAGGTCTTCCTGAGCAGAACGGTTCGTTGACTGCTGAGACGCCATGCGCGCCGGCAATTTCCCTGGCCCTCCAGCTCCTGCCTTCGGAGGAGCCGAGCCCTCATGGCTATACTCGTAATTGGCCTTAACGATCCGCGCCCTCGCCTCTGCCTCTTTCGCCATCTCTTCTGGCGTTCGAGCAACAAAACCCCCATGTGTAGGCTGCATCATGCGGGACTGCCGCGTCACCTGGACTTGGCCCAGTAGCTTCGCCTGCATCGCGGAATGAGTATCGGCCTCCATCTGAAGGAACTTCGGGCGCAACGAAGCTAGATTCATCGCCGCTTCTTGCGTGCCCATCAGCGCGGCACGACGCTCTGCCTCAGACTCGGCTTTCTTGATGTATGCAAGCTTCAGGACCGATTGCGCATCATCGTAATCCAGGCCATAAGTTTCTTTGATGCGCGCCAAGTCATTGTTTGCTTTTGAAACGCCTTGCTGAATCTCTTGCCTTTGAGCCGCAATGTCGTTGTCCATGAAACGGCCCATGATCTCCATGGCCGGATTATGCCCTGTGAATGCTTGGCCAAATGCTCCTAATGCTCCGGCGAGAACTCCAGCGAATTGCGCTCCGGGCCGTCCGCGGAACATGCGGAATTGATCCACTTCGCGCTTTGATTGCTTGTCGAGTTCTTGCTGTGCGATATCCGTGCGTTTCTGGAATTCCTGCCGAAGCATGGTCTTGTGCGCTTCGCCCTCAGCGACCTCACGCTCGGCCTGCTGACGCTTCAACGCAGCATCGAGCGCCTGCGTCTCCATCGCGCTCTTCTGTTGCTTCAGGATATCCGTGGTTACGGTCTCTTCTTCTTTCTGCGCCTTGATTTGCTCATCATAGAGCTTCGCCATCTTCTCGCGCTCTGCCGGATCTTGAATGCCACCCTGGACGGTCATCGACTCAGCAGTAGGAACGGCAACGGCGTTCTTGGCCATCGCGGTCGGATTGGTTCCACCCACGTACTTAACCGGAGAGATGCTCATCTGCGGTCGTGGTGGAGGAGTAGCCGCAGGCGCAGGACCTCCAGCCATCGGCGGCAGATTCGTCGGAATGCCCTGGGCATCGACTGTCGTACCCTGTCGCACCGGCTCTGGAGCTGTCGGAGCGGTCGAGCCGATTGTGGGCTGCCCCGTATCCGGGACGGAGCGATTTGGCTCATCGCTCTCGGTCGACATCATCGCATTGTTCGCGGTTCGCTGGTCCGTAGGCTTAGAAGCGGCGATGTTCCGAGCTAGCTGGTCGGCGTAGTCCCCATAGGCGTACACACTCTCGCCGGTAGGCCTCTTGAAATGATAGCCAGTGCCGGATGGATCCGGATCGAAATCGACGAAAGCGGGTGCTCCGAAGGCCATTACTGCCCCATCAATTCTTTTGCGCCATATGGTTCAGCAGCAAGACTAGCCCCTCCGGTAAAAGGAGCAGCAACAGCGCCAGCAGCCATGATGCTGCCGCCAAGAATCTTCTGCCATAAATCATTATTCTGCTTATTTTGCTGAAGCTGAAGTTGCACCGCTACATTTCTATCAATACCGTATCTCTGAGTATCCAGCGCTCCCTGTTGCAATTCCGCATTTCTCTCATCGTTCTGGATGCCATAACCAAGCGCCTCGCGAGCCAGATTTGTGCGGTCGTTGAGTTCGTTCTGTTGTCCTTGGAAGCCCGCTTGCTGCGCGGCTAGCCCGGCATAAGTATTAGTCAGACCAAGATTCGTATTGGCCTGACCTAGCTGATTATTGGCGATGCCTCCGTAGATTTGCCCTTGGCCCAGCTGATTATTGGCAACGCCTCCAAATATATTGGCTGCTCCGCCCATCGCATTCATCTGAGTGCCGGCAGCCTGTCCGTAGGTATTCCCTGCGGCCTGAGCCGCGTTTGCGGCGAATTGCCGGTTCGCCATGTCCTCTTGGGCCCGCTGGATGCCTAGCTGTCCGTTGAGGTTGCCCATGATGTCGCCCTGGTTTTGACCAGCATTCTGGAGCGCTAGCGCGGCATTCCCACCTCGGGCTCCGGCGGCCATGGCCATTTGTTGGCGCATCGCCTGGTCGCCTCCCATACGGAGCTGTTGTTCGGCGACGCTCGGCCCAGCCGGCATTTGCGAAAACCCCATCAATCTATCAGCTGCTCCAAATTGCCCCTGCGCTCCTTGGCCATTGGCAAGCGCCGACATATCGAGGCCCTGACGCATGCCATACAGATTAGTACGATCCGCAGTCTGGGCAGCCTGGATGCCATAAAGGTTCGTCGCGTTGGCATTGCCGAGCGCGTTGCCGGTGCCCTGCGCGAACATATTCGTGGCATCCGTATTGATCTGAGGCGCGGCGCGGCCAAGCGCAGCGGTGGCGCCTTCCCGCATCCTATTCGCGTAATAGTCCGCAGTGTTTCTCATTTGATCAAAAGGACTGCCCACCGCCTGGGGAGTGAGATGCTCACCGTACGATGCCGTCTGCGGCGAGGATGGGCTCAGGTAATTGCTCATCGCGGCACCCGGGCCATATGTGCCATTGTAGCTGGCTAGTTGCGTTTGAGGTGCCGACGGCTGTTGCGGACCGTATTGAGGGGCTTGATTGGTCTCGTTAAAGGATCCAGTGTATTGGGTTCGCTCAGGAGCAGGAGCAGGGGCTGAACTATCCGGCGCTCCGATAACTCGTCGCGGCAGAAATGGATCGGGAAGAGTCGGCATTATGCTCTCCTTGAGTCGTCAATGCGCAGATTGCCGCCCAGCGGCACGAATTGCAGGGATATTCCGTGGAAGATCGAGAGCCCCGGCGTGAGGTCGAAAATCCCCGGGTCCGAAAAGCGAACACGAATAGCGCCGCCCTCTGGCAACTTCTGCGTTGGCGTCTCCCACCGCCGCAAAAGCGGCTGATTGGGCGCCTCCAGGTCCACATCCCATTGAAAAGAATCCGGCCATGAGTCCCCGCCATCATAACTTGACTCGATAAAAATTGAGTCGCTTGACACTGCGGTTCCGAAGAGAGACACGCTCGCTACCTGTCCGTATCCCACCATGCCAAATGGCCGTATATCCGTCGTTTCCACTGAAATAATAGGGAAAGGACCTCCGAAGTCTCTAGCTACGCCCAAAGTCTGAATGCCAAAACTGGTCGTGTCTCCCGACATTACAGTAATACCATCCCAAAGGCCGATGCTCTCCATTGCATTATCAAGCCCACCACTCGACGGCCTGCAAACGGTCCACTGCCCTATGCCTCTGTCATCTGGATAGTCATAATGGTAGTAAAGCAGCACCGAACTAGATGGAGCTGTCTCGCTGTCCACCATGAGGAATTCTACACGAGCCTTGTCTGCGCGCCACACTGCCCCGCGGCAGACCGGATTGTCCTGAAGCTCGAGGCGAACGCCGCCGCCTATTGAGATAGGGTCTCCGGAGCCTCGAGGCACGAGATAAATGCCGGTACCCCAGTGGTCCGGACCGGTGTAGAAGATACCGGTCTGCGCGATGACGACAGAGCGCGGCTCAGTGCATCCAGCTGACACCGTGATGAGCTGCGGTGAGGGGAAGGAGCCGTTGCCCGCGTTGTCGGGCCCATCGCCGTAGGCTGCCAGGTAGAGGCCGTTGGTGGCTAGTGCGTAGAGCTTGCCATCCTGACCGGCGAGACCGTTGATTTTGCCAGCTCCAGGGATGAGGATCTGCAGCGCCTGGTTGTAGCCAGGAGCCGTGAATTCCGAGAGGACCTTGGTCGCCCAGATGCGCTCAGGATTCTCTCCATCGACGCCCCACAGCCGCTGGGCATGAGTCGTCATGAAGATCGATGGCGGCGGAGCCGTTGTCGCGAGTTCCCCTCGACCGCCGCCGCTCGTGTACAGAACTTCGTTCACCGAGATGGCTGCATCGGAATAGAAGTCCCCGACTATCGTGTCATCTGCGGCAGAAGAATTGTTATTAACTGCCCCAATGGCCATTCGATAGAAGATCGATCCGCCGCCTGTTGTCCGATAGACAATAACTCTAACAGGCGTTGAGGTGTCCGCGGTTCCAGTGGCCGCCACATTTGTTGGAACCTGCTTCCGGGTGGGGAAGTATGCCGGGAATGTGACCAAAACCTGATTGGTCCCTGCTGCATATGGAGCGCCGCTCATGTCCACCGTGATGGCCGGACATGCCGGGCTCTGATGCCTATTCCCCTTGGCGTCTGTCCACTCATAAACGGCTCGATACTGGAAGATGGCCTGCGGCATATTGCCGCCGATCGCCTGAGGGGCGAGGTTTCCGGCATTCAGAATAGGATAGCTGTAGAAGCTTAGTTCAACGAGCCGTTGCCCATCGTATGTTAGTGGAGTCCCGCCACCGACAACGACTTCGCTTTGGCATGGCGTACTCAAGAATCGTTGGAAGCCTCGGGCGCGACATACATACGCGGCAACCATGTTCCCACTGATGCTGGAAGCGCCGATATTGATAGCGAAAGTGAATGCAAACTTGCCCGGATCAGCCCCAGATGAGGACAAATCCGCAACTCCTCCAATGCCAGTCTTGGTATTCTCAGTCTTTAGCGGCACCCTACCAGAAGCCACATGAAATTGAGGGAATGGCCCTTTGCCGGATGTCCCAAAGTCCAGCATCAGGATATGACTCTGGAAGCCCGTGGCGTCATCGAATCGCGCCGCGCCATACAGATTGCTATCGCGAGTATCCCTGTAGATCTTGGCCGCGAGCGAATAGTTTGCGTAAACGAGAATAAGCGACATGACGGCATTGGCCGCCATAGAATAACAATATAGATGCCCCCGCGGGTTCGTGCTCAATGTCGTCGAGGCGTAATTGCTAAAAAGCACCAACGTGGTGGTCGACGACGACTGCCTCATGGCAATCTGCGTAGCTGGCTTGGCATGATCCAGGCCCGGGTCGAAACGCGAATACTGCGGAGTAGTGAGAGCGGTGTCAATCGACAGGCTTTCCATCCGGAAAGTAGCCGGGTCGTAGCCGGCCCCGCGAATATTCCCAGTCAGAACATTGCCGTTTATTGTCAGGCAGCTGGGCGTCCAGTTAATGGCTCCCGCGTTGGCCTGCCAAGCAAAGGTAGCCTGAACTACAGCGGTAGAGTTATATGTGATTACTTTGGCGCCCGGTGTATTCACATTGTAGACAAGGACCCATCCGCTAACCATTGGATCTATATCGAAGCATCCGTTGGTGCCCGTGTTCAGGAGATCTGTGACGAGATTGGCTGCTGCGCCGAATGAAATGGTACTAGCGGCTAGATTAGCGCTAGAAAACTTAATGTTTGCGCCTGACTTCCAGAGCACGAATACAACGCTAGAGCCTCCGCTTACTACTGCTCTCGGTTGAATATTGAAGTCTGTCCCGGCCGCCAGGAGCTGATGGCTGATCACTCGGCCATTTTTGCCGGTACCCGCCGTCATGTCGATCACATCGACAAATATAGAATTCAATGTTGATGTAACATCTACCTGATCGTAGACGACAACCAAAAGTCCATTCGCGTATGCGCAATCACAGAACAGTATCGCTCCCGTCTCATCCGCGGCGATCCCCTCAACATCTTCCAGTGTGGCGCGTATCGTAGATGTCTGCCCGTCTAGTCCAGCCTCACTAATCTTGTTGATCGTCGGGAAATGCACGAAGGCATTGCTATCCGTGAAGATGAGCCGCTCATTAGATGGCATTTGCGCAACGCGGCGCACTGGCTTCGTGATGGAATTGGTCTTCGAGTAGGTCGCTATCCCGATGTTCTCGAATCCGTCACGCTTGACCAGCCGATGTAGCTCGTCGAACTCCACCTCATCGCAGTGGACGAGCGAGCCAGGCGGCGCCGTGGTCGAATTCAAGTCCTGCCGGGCTCCGCCGGAGAACAGAATATCGACCGATTGCGCCTTGTCGTTGTTCACGATGCTTTCTTAGTGGGCAGCTCGAACTCGAATAGAACGAAGTCGCCGGCGGCCAACACCGCTAACCCGGCGCCAAGGATCAAAGCTGTCCCATCCGTTCCGAGGACCCCTGCCGTCCCTCGCCCAGTGAAAGCCCCGGCGATGAACCCGCCCATAGAAACGAAGAACGGGGCCGCGTCTCCACTAAGCGGGAATTGCATAGAATTGACATCAAAGACGAGATTCGGAGGCGGGACGATCTGAATGGCTGCCGCAGCAAATGATGTCGTCGTGCCTACCTGCAGAAGTATCCTGAATCCGGCGTTGTCTAGTCCTACCCTGCGCCATTGTCCGCCGATGTGACCGTTCCCGATAGCGGAAGGAGTTAACCCGACCCCGGTAAGAGGGATCCACTTCCCGACTACATCGCCGTCGTTCCGATCGAGGGCATCGAACTTGTCGGCGGTACGCTGCTCGAGCAACGCCAGGGCCCTTCCGAGCGAAGCGTCGCCAGGGAAATGCCCCTGCCGAGGGAAGGCCCCGCCAGTCCTCATGTGCCCCACCAGTGGCCTCTGGTGAAGCGCATCATGCGGTTCCTGAGGGCCTCAGTGTTGATGCGACGGCCAGGTCCGTCCATCGTGGCAAACTTGAACTTCATCTGGGCTTCCATTTCATCCCTGGAAGCCTGAAGAGCGGCATAAGCTGGCGCTACATTCGCGTCTCGCTGGAGGCAGTACAGACACGCCTCTAGCACCACGAATTCTTCGAAGCCCGCACGGCCGTCGAATGTGTCGTTGTCGCCCACTAGGTCGGCAATCTCCGGCACATACCAGACCTCGTATTGATACGCCGCATCAGCGGCCGGGACGACTTGCGCGATATGCGCTCCGGCGGCATTGGTCCCGACGATGCGGAAGAACATCGGCTGTCCCTTGCCGTTGCCTTGCATCCAGATTGGCGAGTCCTTGAACATGTTCCGTTCGGCTCGCTCGAAGTTGAGCAGCGATACGGTCGACCCGCCGATCACGATATCGATCCCGATGAGCTGATAGAACGCTGTAGGCAACGTGACGTATTGATTTGGCGCCCAGCCAGAAGCGTCGACGGCCTCAGATGTGCCCATCGTCTGAAGACCGGTACGCTGCATGTACCACTCCTGCCCTCCGGCGCCGGTAACGATGGTGATATAACGCTGGATTGCCTGGTTGATAAAGCGGTTCAGGCGAGCGCTGGGAAAGCGTCCGCCTGCACCGCCATCAACGATGTCCGCCTTAGCGCAGACATCTCCTCTCAGCTCTGCGAGAGTTCGCGTTCGGGACATCAGTACCCTTCAGCTTCGGTCGCTTCCTCTCCCGCGGTCTGAGGGCCTTCGCCGGATTCTTCGTCATTACACATTTTGATGAACTCGTGCAGCGCTTCTCCACGAGTATCAGCATCCAATGTATCGTCGAAGATGGTTTGGGCTAAGGCCTTATAGTCTTCGCCCATTCCGCCGGCATCCTTGCCCTTCGGTTTCCCGAAGAGCATGGCGATATCCACTTTCGGCTTATCGGCCATTACGGTCCGCTGCCTCCCTGTGGATTGCCTACAGTGAAGGCAATGTATTCAATGCTCACGCAATCCCCATTTGAGAGGTCCGAGATAGTCCCGGATGCGGTATGCGAATTGAACTGGATGTACCCGGTCGCAATATCCCGCTTGACGGTGTTGAGTTGCCTCGGACCCGTCGTGCAGAGCTCCATCCAGCAATCAATGACCCCGTTAGGCGCCGGCTGGAACTGGAACTCATAGAGACCGGCCGATACCCTGCGAAGGGTAGAGCCCATCTCATTCCGGAAGTAGAGCGGGACCCCGGACGGGACCCCGTTGATTGAGTTGGTCGGCATCGGCAGCCATCCGCTCGGAGCCGGCAGGCCAGTGGCCGAACCGGTTCCAATCGGATTGAGAGGGAGGCCACCCGTCGCAATCGGGAAGGTCGACACCTTGGACCTAGATCCTTGGTGCGCTGCCCGATAGTCGAAGTAGCTTCCTTCTGATGCGGTGCCGAGTGGGCTGTAGTTGGGCATCTATTTATCTCCCGTTGGCACCTCTCAGGCGATCGGAACGAAGCCCGAGAATCCGGGCGCATTGCAGCTCATCTCAGGATACGACTTGAGACGGTACTCATAGTCGTTCGTCGTTCCCTGGCGGAGCAGCGTGAGCCCGTCGACATTGACCGGCGAGATGAGTGGTCCGTACGATCCCAGAACGAAGTTATCCATCCGGAGGATGAACGCCGATCCCTGCGGCATGTACGGGTCGGAGAAGGTCTTGATTTCCTTGCCGCCAGCAATGACGTTGATGTACTTGAAACCGAACTTCGTCTCGTCGTCAGTCAGCGGCCTTTCCCCGCGGTTCTGGCAGCTCAGATTGAGCTTGTGCCAGTCTTCGGGGTGTAGCCATGCCTCGTAGTCACCGCCCTGGGTCATGGCGCGGTAACGGCCTTGCATGTAGGCGCCAAGGAGCTGGAGGCGCTCCTCGATGCCCTTGCCGTTGACATCCGAGACCGGCATCTTGCATCCCGAAAGACGCTGGACGTCGGTCAACGCGCCGCTACGAGTGACGCCCCAGAGGGTTCCGGGAGAGTCGCTTGCAGTGATATACGCCTGTACTCCGTGGAGGAGCAGCGTTCCTGTATTTGCCACAGCATTGCCGAGACGGAACAGGAAGTCGCCCACCACTAGGCCAGTGATGCCGCCGACGCTGTTGAGCGTTACGGTGCCGTTCTTGCGGTCAGCGCTCGAGACGAAGGTCGAACCCGTGCGCGGAGTCGTGCCGGTATTCGTGCCATCGTCCGCACAGGCCATGACGAACTCGTTGACCTCAAAGTTGAAGACGTCTTGAGGCTTGGTGAGCGTGACCGTATTCGAGGAAATCGACGCGACCTGTCCGATAGCGCCACCGCCATTTCGCCAAAGCGAGATGGCAATGTCATTAGCGAACGATTCGTACAGACCCTCAATTTCAGTCTTCTTGTTCTCGAGAAACGCGCCCATGTTGTTACGGGATGCCATGATGACCTTATCGCCGATGAGTGTGCTACCGAAGTAGTTACCCATGGAGATGAGCCACTTGACGCCAGCAACGGCCGATTGAGCCGTCTGCGCATTCGCGAGAGTACCCGCCGAGATGCCCTGCGGGTTCGTGATGAGGATCGGTACGGTCCAGATGTCGCCGGAGACGTCTTCGTTCGTCTTGATGCGAGAGAAGAACGGCTTACCAGCGCGTGTGAGGTCTTCGACTTTTTGCGGATTGAAATAGTTCTTGAGAAACGCGGTGAATCCCGCGATCGTTGAGCCAGCCATATGAGGAACTCCAAAGTATGGAGCCGCTCAGCTTGGCGCTATGTTCGTTCCAAGAACATCGGATCGGTCTTCGCCGCCTCTTCCATCAGGCGCGCGTAATGTCGAACCATGTCCTTTTCAGTTTTGAACGTGTTAGCCCCAGCTTCAGCGGTCCGGTTTTGGGATACTGCAGGGGCGGCTTTCTTAAATTTGCCGTCACTGCTCCTCACACCATTGCGGCTGGTGGCGCCGGACTCGCTATTTCGGCTAGCGGTGCCGTTCGCGGGCTTTTTAGCGGCTGCCCGGTCGCCGATCGCCTTTTTTAGGAAGGCAGAATCCTTGTGGAGTTCGAAGTAATCGCCCCAAGCTTGCCATTTCTCGTAAACGTTCTTCACGAGCTTGGCGGCAGCCTCGGCCGTAGGCAAAACTTCGCCTTCCTTGCCGTGGTGCTCCATCTGAACGGCGTAAATCGAGTTCGGAACGCCGTCAGTTGCCTCAAGCATGCCCTTTAGGGCCTCATCTTCCTCGCCGGAGAGTTCTTCCTCGATGTTGGAGAGCCATTGCTTCTCCATTTCGGCGCGCTCTTGCTGTTGCTGGCGCTGCTGCCAGCCTTTTTGCTGCTCCTCTTGCTGCCGGCGCTCCTCTTCGCGCTCGGCTCTCAGCTTCCGGACCTCCCGATAGATGCCCGGGCTCTGCGCAGCCTTGAGAGCCTCATCCTGGAGAGTCTTCCAGTCTTTGATGGCCGCATTCCCGGTGATTTTTGCGACTGCTTGCGCAATTCCCTCGAAGTCGCCCGCGTCGACAGCCTCGGCTAAGGCCTGATGGGGCGCATACTTCTCGGCAATCCCATTCAGCTTCTGTCGTTCCTGCTGGATGTAGGTCTGGAACTCTTTTTCGCGCGCCTCAGCCTTCTGCCGAAGCTTCATCCGCTCGCGAACCAGATCCCGGACGCCTCCGCCCAGATCCTTTTCCTCAGGCTCGTCCTTCGGCTCTTCCTTGGCCTTTGCCGCCTTCTCCTTGCCCTTAGGAGCGGGTTTCTCTTCCGCTGGAGACGCAGGTTCATCCTCAGCCGGAGGCGCAGCCAGGCCTGCCTTGATGTCCTCCTCGAGGGAGATGCCCCCTATCTCAGCTTGAGCGGCTTCCCACGCGGCGGCTACATCAGCATCCATTGGCGATTATCCTACTTGACATTTGCCGAAGTCGCAAGCGGCGGCACTTCCAGGTCGGGTATGTCGTACATGAGAGCAGCCAGCTTCCGGGTCTCTCGCTCCAGGAATTTCCCCATATTATCTCGGGAATTGAGCTCCACGTCGCATGGCACAGAATAGACCTTCCCGCTCGGCAAAAGCATCTTCAGCTCATCGCCGACAACCACGAATGTCAGCCTGTCATCCCGAAAGAACCGCCGGATGAATGCCTCGTAGTTTTTAGGAACGTTTCTCATGCGGCCAACGGCGCCCCTGATTGAGCCCCTGGAGCAGTCGGCATTGCGGCTCCTGGCGCAGCAATCATGCCTGGAGCCTCGGGACTTCCCATCTGCTGGGGCGCCGGCGCGATGAGCTTATCGAGCTGCTGAATCCAGCGCTCAAGTAGGCCTAGGCAGTATATCGGCGCCTTGTCGCGTCTGGCTTCCCAATATGTCGAGACGGCTAGCCACATAGCTGCTGGCTTATTGATAATGAACGGCTCGGGGGCCTCATAGCCGCCATTATCCTCGAGCTCCGAGTCATCCATAGAATCGAGGTAGCGATCGAAGAGCTCCTCAAGGAATTCGCGCTCTGCCGTCTCGCGATTCATCAGGCCTTCGAGGTCTGGCAGCTGGGCCATCTGAAGGAAAGTCTCGCGATTGATGATTCCGCCCTGATGCAAGTCCTGCGCTATCTGCAGCTGCATTGCCGGATCGCGCCAGAGGGCAGATATCGTCTTGATGCGGATCTCGTACATGTCATCCTCGAGCGACACGTCTTTCCAGTCGAGTTCCTGCAAGAAGCGTTTGCCAGGCCAACGAACGAGGAATCCGTTGTGCTCCTTGGCGACACGCTTCGTGGCCCGCACGATGAGGCGCCCGAGAGTCGCGAAGGATTCCTCGTAGGCTCTAGCCTTGGGCATGAACCGCTGCGAGCCTAGGTCTGTCTCCGCCTCAATGGCGACGGCCGCGGTCAGGCCCTTGCTCTTCGTCGCGCCGGCGGTTTGCATCGAAACGCCGCAGAACTGGAAGTATTTCTGAATATTCCCGTCAATCCACTCGAATTCCTGAGGAGAGACGGGCTGCGTAGGCTCCTCAATGGGCTTTCGAGTGAGGTCTTTGAGGGGGATATGGACTTCACTCTCGCCTCCGACCACAAGATGGTTCGGGTCAAGCGCATCTGGGTCGTAATAAACGCGCCGCGTAGCGCATATTTGCATACGCCGAGCAGCGCCCATCGCCGATTCGTTCAGGATGACGTGCTGTACCTGGTGCGCCTCGATGAGCCCTGTAGCCCAAAAACCTACAGTATCGTACTCCCAGGCGAGCATGACGAACGGGAACTCAGGCTCGAGCCAGTCTTCCTCGAAAAGAATGGCGCCTTCCACACAGATGACATGCTTTCCCGGCATGTCATCGGATAGCGGCAGGCGCCAAGCTTCATTGATTATAAGGGCCTCGATGATCTTCGTGGAATCTGAGCGAGGCTTTTGCGCCGAGAGAATGCCCCGGTAAATCTCTAAGTTTTCCTCATTGTCGACTGGCTCGCCATCGTCGTCGAATTCGACGAAGGTTTCCATGGCGATATCGGTCTCCATCGAATAACGATGGAAGAGATTCTGTGGAGCTCCATAACGAGCCTCACGAGGATCGACGAAGACCTCCCAGGGGAAAACCCGCTCGACGAGAATCTTCTTCCGATTCACATCGGGCGTCACCTTCGCCAGGCCGACCCCGAGCTTTGCCGAGTCGTGGAATACCTCGGTCATCAGCTCCCAGCAATTGGCGTAGCGCCCCTGCCGCTGGGTCATCTGGCCTTCGACGTATTTGTCGGCCTTCTTCGCCTTACGTCGAGCGCGCCAGTCGCCTCCGCTGGTTACGAAGATGGGCTTCGGCTTCTGCCGTCCAGCGATATCCGCCTTCGCCGTGTCGCAAGCCGATCGCGATACGTTGTAGATTGGCGACTCGTAGACTACATCGATGTTGCAGTAATACGAGGCCTCATCAAGCAGCACCGCCCGCCCCTCGTAGTGCCGAAGGGCGGACGTGTATCGTGTGCGCCGGACGCCATCAGACTGCTCTAGAGTCGTGCAAATCGCCGAGACTTGATTCGCAAGCTCGTGCCCCTTGAGCTTCCACCAACGGTTCGTCTGGATGGGGGATGCCGCCACTGAGGCGACAGGCTAGCACGCCTCAGACAGAAAAGTAAACCGTCCCCCGCTTTGCCCCCTTGACTTTGACTTTTCCTGCCTCGACGAGGGGTGCCACGATGGGACCGGCGGAGGTGCCCAGGAGCTTGCCGAGGCGGATGGTGCCGATGCCTTCGGTGCCAGCTTCGTCGATAGCGTCTAGCGCCTTAGTCATAAGCGCGCTTCCCTCGGCGAGGCCTACATTCTTTGGGGTATTGCCCCTTGGGGCCTTCTTCGCCTTAGGCGCCTTCGCTGCAGCCTTTGCGCGGCCCCTTGCCTTCGCGACATTGAACTCACGCATGGCCTTTGCGCCACGTTCGCTAGGGCTGAGCGCAGCCAGCTTTTCCTGGCCCTCCCGAATCATCTCCTCCGCCTCGGCCTTCTGCTTCGCCAGCTCTAGCTCACAGCGGGCCTCGAATCGAAGCTTCCAGGCCGGGTCCGAGAAGAAGAGACGCGCCGCGTCGTCGGGGGATGGGGAATAGTTGACGGAATAGTTTTGAACTGAGGCCGCCGATTGAAGCGCCTGCTGTTCCTGGGTCATCCCCAGCCCCATATTAGCCTGCCCATTGCCGAATTGATTGGATAGAGAATCTTGTTCGAGAGTAGTCATCTGTCGACTATAGCCATTGCAGAGGGCATTACGCAAGCCCCCTCCTGCGCATCCGTCGCAAATGCAATACCTCTAGCTGAGCCTGCTTCTTCCAGCGGGCCTGCTCTGCCCTGAGCGCCTCATCAGGCGATAGCTCCTCAGGGGCCGGGGAGAGCAGCGAACGCGACAGGGCCTTGGCCAGCGCCGGCGCAAAATCCGCGTGGCGACCATCCGGACCGACCGGGAACTCCACGCGGATTGATTGCTGGGTCACGATTTTGCGCACGGAGCATAGATCGGCCTGGAGCTTCTTGTCCGGCGAGAGCTCGAGCGACCCATCAGCCATCATGTCTTTGGCCTTCTTGAATAGCTCGAATTGTTTCTGGCCAGTCAGATCGTATTGAATGAGCGACACGCCACAGTCGTGGGCCATCTCCCGAAGCGTATCGATGCACCACTGGTCCGTCGTAACATGCGTCAGGCCGTAGGGAGCGAGCATGGCGCGCATCTCGGTGAAAACTTCGCGACTCTTGAGTGGCTTGGCCGCCGAGCCCTGCCATTGGTGCGTCATGACCACGCCGTAGCGATTGCCGCCTGAACCTGGTTGCTTCCCGAGGTTCGCAGTGACGACAAGCGCCCAGGCGTTCCCACGGGTTGCCGGGTCCATGCCGGCCGCGTAGTGGAGCCTGCGATTGAACGGCAGAACCAACGGCTCTAGGCGCGTAGCCCGCTTGACCTCGTCCAGCGTGAACATCCCGCCGGCGGCGTCAAGGAACTTGCATTCAACGTCGACCCAGTAAGCGTCGGGGTTCGTCTCGCGGAGCTCGTCGCAGCGCGCCTGCGTCCAATGGGACGGGTTCATCGCATAGGCCGGGGCTCGCACGACGACCAATGCTTTGCTAGGCTTTCCCTCATGCTGCTCGACAAGATTAAACACTGGACCAAATGGCGCCCATGGCGAACCGATCATCAGAATCTGAGCGCCAGGCAGAAGCCGGCCGATGCTGGCTTGCCGCGCGTCATCCAGATTGACGACTCCATCTTCGGCACCGACCATGCGGGGGGCTTCATCAAAGATGACGCCGGCGCTCCAGCGAGCGACAAGCGACCCGGCGGCTCGACTTCCGGCGACGACTTTGATTTCGACGGGGCGGCCTGATGGGTGCTGGAGCACAATCATGTCAGCTGTCGGCTCTGATACGAGCAGACCTCGCAAAGCTACGCTTGCCTCGACGTGCCCTCGAACATGCTGCCAAGTCGCTCGAGCGGTGTCTACGGAGTACGACAGCACCGATATCCGAGGGATGTCGCCAGCTCCGAGCCTCGAAACGTCGCAAGTCAGCGCAGCGCGGACGGCGCAAGCGGCTGAGATGAGCGACTTGCCGCAGCGGATGCCGGCAAGTAGGATGAGTTCCGCGGGCCGTGAGCTTGGTAGTTGCTCCACATCACCAAACGCGGCCCGCACCTCAGCGTCGTCTGCCAGCTCGAGCAACGGTAGGCCGTCGAGTACCCGGCAGACTGCGCGCTGAAGCGGAGATGCGGTCGTGAGCCCGAAGTAATCCGGATGCGTTAGGACGGTTTCAAGCGTCAGGTCGCTGCGCGCCGATGCCCGCGGGGTCCACAGGTCGACAGCGCGGCGCTTTCTCATTAGAAATTCGCGAGCTCATTGACCATGAGCTGAGCCAATGCCTCGAATTCCGTACGCTTGCCATCCCAGTCATCGACAATCGGCGGCATAAATACAGACCCATAATATGGCGCCTGAGAAAATGAGACGAATACTTCTCGTCCCTTTGGCACATCGCGGACAGCCACCGAATGATCTGGCAATTCCCACGGTCGCCTTTCTGGCAAAACCGTGGTTGTTGCGGCAAGCCTTAGATGCTTCTCAACGAACGCAATGATCGCCTCATCGGTCATGGTGTCCACAAATCGGCTCATGGTCCGATAAGCATTCCCCGTAGCCGCTCCGATTCCAGCTCGTCGGGGCTCGGCGGATGCCCTTTGCGCATTGCTCGCAGAACGCAGGCAATCTCGCGACAGGCCACACGATAGCCCTGGTCGAAGCTAGCGGTGGCCTCATCGGCATGCTCGCCTCGGTTGCCGAAAGCGCCTAGCGCGACGCGGGCCGCAAGCTCGAGGGCATCACCGTCAGCCATGGCTACCATCGCAGAGACCTCGGCGCTATCTCCATTGGCTTTCAGTAGCTCGAGTTGATTCGGGGTCAGGACGGATCTCATTAGTAATATTCTTCCTCATCATCCCAGTAGCCGGCGATGACACCCATCTCATGCGCCTCGAGGATCTGTCTCTCTATGGCGATACGCTGTGCTTCTGATACGGATTGCTTCAATTTGTATAATTCGATGCGCGCCACGTCACGCTCGTCAGTGAGTTGGTCTATCAAATTATGGCGCGGGATTTGTCCAGGGGAGGGGATTATCGGTATGCCGATCATGCTTCCTCCGCAATGAGAGCCAGGTTCCGCTCTCTTACCATCCGATACTCGTGGTACTCCGTCGACCAAATCCTATCGCCGCAGCGCTCATCCTCGACCAGGACGCGAGCTCCTGGTTGGATGTCCGGGTCCATCGGCACGAAGACATGGCTGCCGTCTGTCGACATGCCCTCCTCGAGGCTGAGGAACTTGTCGTGGTAATGGCCAGGCCCCGCAGCGATCACGATAGCCCATTGACCTTGGTTCGGGTCAGGCGCCTTCCGGACCCTTGGGTCATCGCCCTTCAGGGCGTACTCCCATTCGCGCATATCCGGCTTGATGATGCCTCCAGGCGTTCGTTCCTCGACTGCAGCCATATGAATGTCCAGGCGCACAAGGACGTTGTCGGCGGCAGGACGGATGCGTTCTGGGTCGATCATCGCTCTTCTCTCCGATAAATCATCACATCGTTCCCCTGCCCAGAAGCATCGGGCCATTCGGCAAGAATCGCCTCCTCGAACTTGCGATAGGCTTCGGTCATCCTATATCGCGTTTGTTCTTGCGCCCTCATATTCTCCCATAGAATGGGCGCGCCTTGCGCGAAGAGCATCCGATCATCGAATCGCTCTTTAGCGCATTCCTCGAATATAGCATATTGCTTCTTGGCTTCCTCGGGCCAGTGCTCTTCTGGAAGCTGCGCGCGCCAGAGAATCATCCGGCCTCCTTCGATGCAGCGAGAAACTCTCGGATAGCGACAGCAGACACCAAGTCTCCGGTGCAGACCATGCCTTCGATGGTGCGTCGCTCACGGCGAAGACGATGTAGCTCGGCCTCGAGAGGCTCTAGCCTTCGCTCTATCTCCCGATCGATATAATACTCTCGCGAGGAATCCGGTCCATTGTCGTCGCAATCGCACATCACTTCTTCGCTCCTCTCGGCTGAGTCATATCGGCGGCGAACCCATATCCTGACGCCAGCGCAAAGACCAAGTCCCGCGCCCCTTCGCGATGCACCAGGACGACGCCATTGGCCTGCTCTACCTGGACGACGCCGCGCTCACCAGGAACGAAGTTGCTCCACGGAAGGCCAGGCTCCTGGATATCGATAGGGCGAAAGAGGCGAAATTCGGAAAGGGTCACTTGGCCTTCCTGTCGCAATGCACCGCGATATGCTTGTCGTCAAACTCACGCCAGGCGAACGTGTAGTTACATCTGTCGGCCATGGCGCGCAAAGCCTCACGCTCTTCGACAGGGAAGGTGCCATTGTATCCTTGCGGATAGCGATCCAGATGCGACTTCAGATAGTCCGCAGCAGACAAGACAGGCCTTGCCGTTCCTGCTAAGAGCTTCTGCTTTTCAGCCTCAACCTTTTCTTCGAATGTGGTCATCGCTTCACCGGCTCGTCAAACAGCGGCTTGCAGCCCGAGCCGGCGCATGGCCACTCAATGTGGGTCCTCTTCGCTGTCCAGCCTGAACAGCCGGAAAGGCTCAGAATGAGCACAGCGAAGGCCGCCGCGATTAGCAGAGTCATTCCATCGGTCATGACTCCTCCAATCTGCGGGATGCGGCAGCGAGAAGATCGCGCGCAACCAAAAGCTCCTTCTCGTGGTAGCTGACCATAGCTCGAGCAGCTTTAATTTCCGCGTGTGCCAGCATCTCAAGGGCTTCTTCCGCCGTATCCCCAAATGCGACGTCTGCATATCCCTGGCCATGATAGACGTGTCGATCGGTGTCGCTCGTGAAATATCCCGCGTCCCAGCTAGCCACCCAGACCAGCTTGCGCCCTGGCTCTGAGCCGCGGGCTACCCGAAGAAGAGCCACGCTCTTTTCCGGAAACATTCTGATGATTTGGTCAAGCGTCATTACTTCCTCGTGTCGATTTGGGTTGACGTGTCATTGGCATCGGGTGTGCTTTCTGCTTGCTGGCCGGCGTCCAGAGCTCCAGAAGCCGGCTGCCCCAGCAGAGCTAGAACCTTCTCCCGCTCAGCTCGCAGGGCGCGAAGCAAGTCGTCGTCGGGGTCGTTCAAGGCGCGGCGTATCTGCTCGAACTTCGGCAGGTCGAGCTGCTGCTCAAACTCGCGCACCTTGGCCCATGTCGATGTGACCACGCGCGTCGCGTCAACTTGCTCGCGTGGCTCGCCTGTATCCAAGATGTCGTCAAGCACCCGCATTGACTTCATCATTAGATTGTCAAGGTATTGCCGAGGAGTCAATAGCTCTCCTCGCTTTACAATCGGCGGAAGGGTAGGCGCGCGCGCGCGGGTGACGGCCATTAGAGCTCCACCGCCGATTCGTGCAGCTCTATTGCCCACGAAAATGGGCCGCCGCCGTACGATAGCTCCCACAGGAAAAGAAAGAATGCCTTGAGCGTATAGGCCACATGATGACCGCTTTCTGCCCCTGTCGAATCAGATGCGCAGCGACCTTCTCGGCGACCTCTAGCCGAGTAGGCATCGAGAGATAGCCTCGCGTTGTCGTCACGATGAAGTCGCCTGTCTTCTCCGGAATCGGGAATACCTGAAGGGTCATGGATATCTCTCCTCGCTCATGTCGTCGGCTGGATTTTTAATATACCAGTTTCTCGGGTCGTCAGGGCTCGGGGCATACCAATTTACATGCCCCTCGCAATGCGTGACATTGATTCCCGGATCTGGCGTTGTCGAAGAGACAAATCGTTGCGGCGTGACTTTGCCCCAGCATGGCCCTCCGAATGAATGCTGACACCATTCCGGCGGCCTTTCCGGTCCATGCCATCTGCCAATTGGCGGGCCAGGATCCGCGTACATTTCTTTATGAATCCGGTGAAAATTTCGGACAGCTTCCGTCATATAGCTTCTCACGGATGCCACCTTTCAGATTCGTCGTCGAATGCCGCATGCAAGTCGCTCGTCTCGGCGTGATGCCGCCTGGCTAGCTCCGCGTCTTTCAGCTTGCGTAATGCTGCCTGGTCAAGAATGCCGGCGGAGATGAGCCCGTCGCGCCGGAAAGCTCGGTCGCAGCCCTCGAGGAAGCGGTCGTACTGAATCCGATCTCCCTCGCGCAATGCATCGATCGTCACGAAGCCGGTAATGCGGCCGAGACCCATAATCCGATCCGACATGACTCGCTGGAGCCTGTCGCGTTTCTTCCCGTCCTCCCAGCCATTCTCGAGTGCTCGCTTTATGAGCTGCCTGATTGCCGTCTCCTCGTCCTGTTCCATTGTGCCTCCTATATCGGTCTGAGTATGCTGCCGGCTATCTTGGCAATGTCCGCCGGGATCGCCGACCTGGTCTCGTGCTCGATCGCCCCTGGCGCCTTGAGCCCTCCCGGCTTGCGGGCCTGCTCGATGACCCATTGTCTCGCCTTACCCGGCCAGCCGGTACGTTGCTGCCCTGCCCCCTTGCCGATGGTCCAGTAATTCACGAAGGCGTCTAGCTCGGCCCGTACTGCCACAGGATTGGCTCCTAAGCGCTCCGCGAGCTGCCGGACGACTCCCAGCCCGTCCAACTTCGAAACGAGGTCTAGCGGGCAGCCAGAGGCCTTCCAGGTGCCATCGTCCTCCGGGGGCTGCTCTGGCTCTGCCTGTTTGGGCTCCTGAGCGGGCACCACCACGCGCGCTCGCGCGCTCCGGTCTGGTGGTACGTCTGTATTTGTATTTACGTCTACGTCTATATGGGCTGACAGTGCTGACTTTTGCTGACCGGTTTGACTGTCATTGACAGGTCCGGTTGACACGCATGTCGACTTGCCCGACGCGCCCTGTCTCTTTCTGAGGCGAGAGGCCCGCTTATACTCCCGGTTCTTGGCGCGTCGGTCCTCTTCATTGCGAAGATTGTTCCACTTTTCCCATGAAGGAACGTGGTACTGATAGGCGCCTTCCGAGACCAGGCGGCGCCCATCCTCGGCTTCGGTGCGGCTCTTCGAGTCAGGTCGCATGAGCCATTCAAGAGCCTTCCCAAAGCGCTCCTCGGTCATGCCGATGACGGCCGATACGTAGGTCGGATGGAGCTCGACGGTCGAGTCTACGGCGTTCGCGATGACGAATCCCCAGACCGCGAAGACGTCTGCTCCAGCGCCGTACATCGAGCCCTTGTACATCTCCGCGAAAGCCTTTCCATACATGAGTCAGGAGACTAGCCTGACGGTCAGCATGTGTCAAGTCGTCTCGAGTGGTCAACCAGTCGATTCATTTTGTCCCCACCTTGTGCGCAGTATGCCCACATCGGCCACAAAGACTGTTTGACATATTGGCAATGCATAGCCATGCTATTTCCCGTGATGTCCGTTCCCGCCGTTGCTCGAGCCGTTCGAGCGCAGCTTTTTCTTGAGGACCGGCCTTTGGCTGAGTTGAAGGCGCGCGTCCTCATTGCGAGGAAGGCGCTCCAAGAGGCTCAGGCGCTCGACGACGACGAACGCATTCGGGTCGCCTGGGACAGGCTGCGAGAAGAGCTGGCAGCGTGGCGAGGGGCGACCGGGTTTCTTTCGTAGGGTCATAATCGGACGCTCCTTGCGAGAGAGACGAGCCATTCAGCGAATAATGGCGGCGTGCGCTGCTTCATCGGCTTCGAAGCAACTGGCAACCGCTTCAGCTGGCGCGGGCCGGTGCACACGCAATGCGTCGGATCGCGGCGCTTCTGTCTCTGAATGTCTCGCGCGACGCGCCACTTATCGACGCCAACGATGTAAAGCCATGTCGGCTTAACGCACGGATGACCCCAATCGACTTGCTCGACGTGATACGTCCAGCCATGGACATCGCCGATTTCCCCAGGCTTCGGGAGCTGCATATGATCGAAGAGGGACGAAAAGGCAGGGTGTTCAAGCACTCCTCCGAAACGCTGCACCTGCACGACTGCGCGAGGTCCACAGCTCGCGTCCTGCTTCGTGCACAGGTGCCGCAGCTTCGACCACGGGCCGCACGGTGGATGCGCGACTACCGGATGCGGCCCGTCGTAAAGCCGCGCATCGCGCGATTCATCCCAGCAATCGACGCCTTTCATCTTCGGATATGGTCCGCGCGGATCGATGTAGAGAGCGGCGACGGTTCGTAGGGTCACAGAAACCGCCTAATCGCCATACTGCTGCCGTCCTCGATGCATGCCGCACAATGCTGGCAATGCTTCTTGCGGGGAGCGCCGCAGATGCGGCATCCGGGCGGCTTCTTGGGGCGCTTATAGAGCATGACGAAGCGGCCGATGGTGCCTTTCGCCTCGGCCTCGGCTTCCTCCATATCGAACCACATGTCGGAGCTCCAGGAACTCATTTGGCGAACTCCCGCTGAATCTCGTCCGGCAGCATGAACGCCAGACGTGCCACCTCTGGTGGTGGTGGCTCCTCCCAGCGCTCCTCCCATTCGTGTCCGCAATCCAAGGCGTAGGCAACTCCCTCTCCGTCAAACGGATCCATCTGCCCATGGATCGCCTTCGCGATTTCGCAGCACCGCAGGCAACGTGTTAGGCACTCGAATTCGCCTTCCCACTTGAACGCGATGCGCTCGTAGACATCGCCGACACGGATAGGCAGCTCGCAAGCGCAGCACTCGTGAGGCTTCCTGGCGCGAGGCCGTGTGACACACTCGAATTCATTATAGCCGTCGATGTCGCAGCTCATAGATTGCCGAGCGCTTTCTGCGCTACCGCGATCGCCGCGCCTACACTCTTGATGAGATGGACCTCAGCGCCGGCGCGTCGTAGCCGGTCGTGCATCTTGAGCTGCTCGAGTGACGTAATGCCGCCGGCCTCGAGCTTCGCTTCGAGGTAGATGGGCCGGCCGCGGATAACAACGCCAATGTCCGGAAAGCCTTCAGGCGCGCCATTGACGTAGCCGCCTCGGACTTTCGCCTTGCCGGTAAAGACGCGATAGGCAACGACTCCTGGGATAGCGTTCAGGGCCTTGATAGCTGGGCCTACGATTTCGGAGGTCTCGCTCATGGGCGAGCTCTCCCGAGAGCGCTCCAAAGACCAGGGTACGCCTTATCCAGGAGCGAAATGGTCTCGGCGCTGATGCTCGTCCGCCCGCTCTCCCAATTGCGCCAGCCGCTCAGCGAGCATTGAGCCAAGGCGGCGCATTGTTCCTGTGAGATTTCGTGGTCCTCCCGCCACTTCTTCAGGATAGCGGGCACGGTCTTTTCCTCTGTCATGCCCAGAACCCTAGCGGCAAGAATCGTCATCGTCAAGACGTTTTCTGGTTGACGCCTTTCTGGTGATGGTTTAGGCTCTGGTCATGCTCAACCACGACGCCGGCTGGCGAGAAGACCAAGAGGCCGAGATGCTCAACGCAATGCGCGAGGCGTGCGGCGACTACCTCATCGTTGACTATCGCGGCTACGAGGTATTCCAGACGCCGACCTTCACGGTCGCGCTGGACAAGATGGCGCAACGCAAGCGGGACGGCTACGGGCCGGATGAACTCCGGAATCTGGCCGGCGAGATCACGGATGAGGAAGCGGCGGCAATGGAGGAGGCTGGAATATGAGCAAATTAGAGGATCTAATCAAGTCGGTTCCGGTCCTGCAGGCTTGGGAAAGAAAGACGCCCATCGTATTCGATGGCGAGAGTGATTGTCTCACTGTCGCCGAATTCCACGAGCTCCTAGCCGATAAGGCCCATCCTCGCGACATGACCGCGACCTGTCCCCAATGCGGCAAGATTGCCTTCCAGAAATACGACGCCGAGCAAATCGTCCCAGAGCCCGGGACTGGCGACGACGACACGGCCCAGCTTGGTGCGGCGCTGCAATATCACTGCGGCGCTTGCGGGTCGACCTATAGTCGCGCCTGGGTCGCGGGGCCTTGGGCTGAGGAAGACTTGCTTCGGGTGATTGATAGGGGGCCGTTGTGACCTTCCGCATCCTACGCCCCCGAGCCGCGACGAAACGCGATTACCCGAATGCGCAGCTCGCGCATCTGCGACGTCTGCTCGCGCCTCCGGTCATGCATCCAGCTATCGAGGCAGCGAGGAAACGGCGGAAAGACGCGATCGCGCGCGTGATGGGGCGACCATAAAATGGCACGCACCAATGCTCGCAAGCAGCTGGAGAGCTGGTTCTGGTTCTGGGAAGCACTGGTGGCGCTTCATGATCCTGAGATTCTCTCATTCGATGTCGTCGTTTATTGCTTCGACCGAATGAAAGGCAAAAAGCCAGAGGGGAAGCCATGATGTTCGGCCATAGAACAATCTCGCCACGAGGAGAGTTGCAGCAGTTCCTGGGTATTCAAGGCTGGCGCGTCGCGCTGGACATTCTCAAAAAACGCGACCCGACGGAAGAGCTGGAGATATTGCTGGGTGCGTTTCTGATCGCTCAACAAGTTACGGAACAATAGGAGGAAGCAAATGACAACCAAGAAGAAGATTGCGCAGAGAGCCTACGTCGTTGTTCGAACATACAGCGCTGGAGTCCATGTGGGCGAATTGGTCTCTCGTAAAGGCCCGGAAGTGAAGCTGGCGAATGCACGCCGCGTCTGGTCGTGGAAGGGGGCCAATACGCTCCATGAGATGGCGAATGCTGGCGTCGCTGCCGGTTCGCGGGTGTCACAACCAGTGAGCAGTATCGAACTCATGGGAGCGATCGAGGTACTGGCCACAACGAAGGCCGGAGAGGCCTCCTTGCGAGGCGCACAATGGTCGGCGTGACGCGCGGCGAGAGGCCAGACCAGATCGGCTCCGGCTACGGCTCCGGCGACGGCTCCGGCTACGGCTCCGGCTACGGCTCCGGCTACGGCTCCGGCTCCGGCTACGGCTCCGGCTCCGGC